AGTCATCTTTTGCCAGGCAACTCTTTAAGGCATCAATGACTTCATTGTATATGTCATAGCACTGCTTGCTACTCGCTGAATTTCCATCCAGTGTTTTTTCCATGACACTTCTATAATCTTTCAGTACTTCTAAAGCCAATTTTGCAAACTCAGGGAATTGCTCTAGTGCTTTCTTTGCAACTTCTGGCTCCATATTCTGTAGCATAGATGCGAAAGTCATAATTTTATCTTTTGTAATATGTCGAAAATCTGGAATATTCAATTGTTGTAAAACTTCTCGTTCTGTTAATTGATTGCTCATTATGTTATCCTCCTATCTTATTAAAGCACGAATTAGCTCATTTAATCACAAAAACTCAATTTGTATTTCATCAATGTATCTTCTACTTCGTGCCAGATCGTTACCGTTTCACCATCATCCTCAAACACTTTACCATGGCTTTTAGGCCCGTCGAGCTTCATTTGAGAGTAATTATTCTTAAAAGTCGGCACGTACAGTTCTGGATTGTTTTTGTCACTGCATAAGCGTTCCATCATATCTATAGTAGCTCTGCCAGTAGCAGCTACTGCCTTAAAATAAGCACGGATGATTTTATGGTTATATTGATTCGGTTTAACGGCCCATACAGGGATACGTTGATTTGCTTTTCCGTAAAAAACCTTGTTTGCATCTTCATTTTCTCTTGTTACTGTTTCGAGGTTATAATCTTGTGATGCTTTTTCAAAAGTTTTTGCAATATACCAACGTATACAGCTTTCCATTGCAGCATCTTGTGTTTCATTAGTTAAATTCAATGCGATGCAGAATTTCTCATACACATCTGCGTCTACTACAAAAGTCACGTTCTTTTTCACCCGTTTACACCTCCGCAGTTTACTCTAATACAATCATACCAATAATTTGTATTTTGTAAATACTAATAAACTAATTTAATCGACTGATTATATAAAAACACCCTGCATATATGCAAGGTGCTAGAATAATTTTCTGCTCAGTTTATATTTCAACGTCAATACTAATACCTGACTTAAATTCAACATCAATTCTGTCATCATACACCGTAATTTTCTCTATAAGCTTTCTTACCAACTGTTCATCATATTCCTCCAACTCGCAGGATTGATCATTTAAGAATTGTTCCATTTCTTCAAGTCTTTGCTTAGAGCCCTTTTTCCCGGCTTTTTCCGCTAAAATCTTATGTCTTTCTTCTCTAAGTCTATAGATTTCATCAGCTATATCGTTATAATCTTCTTTGGAATTGGCTAGTCTCAAAAGGTCTTTTTGCAATTCCTCCAGCTTTTTATCTATCTCCTCAATTGCACTATTATTCGTTTCAATTATTACTGTTTTTATATTCTCCTTCAGGGTAAGCAAAAGCTCATCCTTTTGTCCAAGCAACCGGTTTATTGCATCCACCATAGCCTGGCTTATCATCTCTTCTGGTACAGTTCGCGAATGGCAAGATAAGCCTGTATTCTCAAGCCTGCTGACACATCTCCAAACAACCGACTTCTTTCCTCGATTGTTCCAGTGAACCCTGCGATAGATCTCTCCACAATCTCCACAAAAAACAATCTGCGAAAATGCATGACTTGAACTGAAAACCCTTCTCTTACCACTTGTAGCGATATGGCCTCTGCTTCGACGAACCAATTCTTCTTGCACCTGCATAAATATTTCACGTGGGATAATGGCTTCATGGTTATTCTCTACATAATACTGAGGTACGATTCCGTTATTTACAACCCTCTTTTTTGTAAGAAAATCTACCGTATAAGTTTTTTGGAGCAAAGCATCACCAATATATTTTTCATTGCTTAATATCTTCCTTATAGTACTGGTATGCCACCTTTTTTTCCCCGCACCTGTAAGTATGCCATCAGCTTCAAGTCCTTTTTTGATTTTATCCATACTTGAGCCTTCAAGATACTCTCGGTAAATTCTCTTAACTATTTCAGCCTCCTCCGGTATAATTACTAATCGCTTATTCTCATCCTTGGTATATCCTAAAAACCTTGAACAATTGACCATTACTTCTCCTTGTTGGTATCTGTATTGATAACCAAGCTTTACATTCTGGCTCAATGACTGACTTTCTTGTTGCGCTAAGGAAGCCATAATAGTCAACATAATTTCACCTTTGGCATCCAATGTATTGATATTTTCTTTTTCAAAATATACCGCAATATTTTTATCTTTTAATTTTCTGATGTAATGTAGGCAGTCCAAGGTGTTCCTAGCAAATCGGCTTATTGATTTGGTAATAATCATATCAATTTTTCCAGCCATGCACTCATCAATCATTCGATTAAATTCATCACGATTTTTTGTATTTGTACCGCTGATACCATCATCAGCAAAGATCCCTGCAAATTCCCACTCTGAATTTTTCTTAATAAACTCAGTATAATGTTCAATCTGCACTTCATAACTGCTTGCTTGTTCATCACTGTCGGTAGAAACTCGGCAATAAGCAGCGACCCGAAGTTTTGGTGTTTCATCTTCTTTTCGATTGTTGCCCATGCGTTTTATTGCAGGTATAATCATTACATTTTTACTAACTGCCATCTTACTGTCCCTCACTTTCTATTAAGCTATATACATACTCCGCTTGTTTAAAAGGATTTGTATACTTCTGATTTACTTGTCCTATGGTAAACTTTTTAGAAATAGTAGGTTTGTCTTCTATCTTGGGTTCAAAGATTCTACCTAGCTTTTTTGTTCTCTTTAACCTCTCTGCTTCTGCTTTTTCGTAGGTCTCTTTATCAATGATGGCAGGGTAGTAATCATCACCAAGATAACGTTCATTTCTTAGCATCCTTCCAGCAGTTCCATGATAAGCATCTATTCCAGCAGTCTTTGCTGCGACCGATAAAGAAAGCCCTGATAAGTATCCCCTATACAAATTCCTAACCTTTTCAGCTTTTTCTTCATCTATAACTGCTATACCATTCTCTATCCTATAGCCGTAAGGCGTATGTGCCATTCTCTCAAATCCTTTCCCTTAATGTGATTCCGCACTTAAGCATGAAACCTATCTCTGTCCTTGAGAAAACAACAATTCTTTCAACATACTCAGTAAAAAGTTGATCATCAAAGGAATCAATCATTTCAGCCTTATTTGTAAACTTCATCAAGTTACTCACTTCCTGCACCTTTGATAATTCTCCATTCACGGCCTGAATTAAGGCTTCTTTCTGCTCTACATAGTTTTCTAGTTCCATTTGCAGCTCATTGCTTTCTCTATTAAAAAGAGCAGGCTCCAGATAACCCTTTGCCATAAGTTTTACAAGCAGTTCATTTTGCTCAGCTTTCTTTTCAATTAGCTTTTCTAATTCCTGAATTCTTGAGAGATTGTCAGATTTGCCCATCTCACGCAAAGTATCTAATAAAGGTTTCAGAATAATTTTTCTACCGTAAATTAGCTTATTCATCATCGTAACAAATGCAGTTTTTATATCCTCATCTCGAATAAATTGCATGGAACACTCTGTTATCTGCTTTAAGTGCCTGCTACAACACCAGGCTACATATTTTCTTGCGCCGCATGAATGAATCCGTCTTTTAAAGGTACTACCACATTCTGAACATATTATTTTGCCGGAGAAAGAATATCGGTTTTGATATTTATTATTATTCTTCTCTATTCCTTTTTCCTTTGCCCTTTGACTTAAAGCAGCTTCAACTGTCTCAAATACCTCATGACTTATAATTGCTTCATGGTGATTTTCAATTAAATATTTATTTTTCTCGCCATTGTTGGTGCGCTTATTAAATTGGAAGTCTGTATAGGTTTTTTGCAGTATAATATCACCCGTATATTTCTCATTTTTAAGAATCCCTCGAATGGTTGTAGACGTCCAATGACCCCCTCTTTTCGTAGGAATATCCCTTTGATTAAGACCATCTGCAATTTTCTGCGTACCCTTACCCGATAACGCCTCTGCAAAAATATATCTTACAACTTCAGCCTGTTTAGTATTTACTACCATCTGACCATCAATGTTTTCATAACCGTATGGTGGATAGGAAATCTTAAAGGTTCCGTTTTGAAATCTTCTTTGAATTGCCCATTTTGCATTTTCTGAAATAGAAACGGACTCACTTTCTGCAAGCCCACTTAAAATGGATAGCATTAACTCGCTTTCCATTGATCCTGTATGAATGTTTTCCTTTTCAAAATAGATATGAACCCCAAGGTCTATTAGCTTGCGAACCATCTCCAAGCAGTCTGTAGTATTTCTAGCAAACCGGCTGATAGACTTTGTAATAATCAAGTCAATCACTCCAGTTTCGCATTCTGATAACATTTTAAGCAGGCCAGAGCGGTTTTCCTTTTTTGTACCACTGATTCCCTCGTCATAATATAAGCCTGCATATTCTCATTCTGGATTTGCCTTTATGTAAGTTTCATAATGTGATTTTTGTGCTTGTAAACTGGCTAACTGTTCATTACTGTCCGTCGAAACACGACAGTAGGCGGCTACTCGTAGTTTTGGTTTGATAATTGTAGCAACCTTATTTCCATCTATTTTTGTTATCTTTTTCAACATCTCACCTCCTTCTTGGTATGTGACATATTACCTCTGAACACCTGTATTATCAAGCAATTCAGGGCATTAACTCGACCACAAAAGGTGAGAAAGATTGGCGGTTCCGGTGGTCTATTTTTACAAATTCCTCCTGCGTAATCAGACCTGCACTAAGCATTTTTTGAAGCAGTTTCAGTGAACGATAGTAATCATACTCGCATTGTAGTCTCTCTTCCGTTACTGGTTTCCGTTTAGCAGCAAATGAAGAAGTCGGGAGTTCTGTAATTTGCTTTACTTGCATATGGCATTACCTCCTGCCGATATGCGAAAAAGAAGCATGATTCGAACCCCATAAAAAAGGCAAAAAATAAAGCCCACAACTCGGAATGGTCACCGTAGCTGTGGGCGTATAAAGATTTAGCTCAGTTATATCTTATAAAACCATCAAAGCCAGCCGCTTTAAGCTTTTTCAGCATTGATTCGGCATTTGCTTTGGATGAGAATGCGCCTACCTGAACACGGTAGTATTTCTTATCATCACCTGTAGGCGTTTCCGGTTTCGATTTTTCTGCCAATCCAGCCTTAACTGCTGCACGGAAGGTATCCATGCTTTCGCCGTGACGCGGAAACCAATGCATCACATCGGAATGGTTTGATGCAATTCCTTTCTTGTATCCCTCACTGTGGCAGAGTATGTCCTTCTCAGTTAGATTATAGAGCTTACAAAGATACACGCATAATTCTACTGCTTCAGAAAATACCTTGCAAAAATACGTCGCACCGGATAAATCATCTTCGCAGATTTCAAAGCCGATATGGGTGTCGTTGCCGGAACCGCCGCAATGCCAGCCTCGATAATTCCACGGCAGTGTTTGGTAGGTGGCAATCGAGCCGTCGGCCAGTTTGCCGATAAAGGCGTGCACGCAGACCTGCCTGCCGTCAGGCGTGTCCTGGTTCCAATGGTTATTGCTCGTGTTCTTGCCCAGCAGCCCGTCATCCGGGCCGACATAGCGTTTGAGATATGGGTTGTTCACGCCGGTGGAATGCACCATGATTCCCTTGGGCGTAATAGTTTTGCCTGCCTTATAGCAGGCGTTTTCAGTGAGATATAGTTTATGCAGGTTCATTTGTTATCCTCCTTTTCACTGCGGTTGTGAAGCTGCTCCAAGACCGCCTTGAGCTTTTCGGGAACCGGCAGTCCTATGTGCGCGGCGTTTTCCAGTATTGAAATCCCCTCGTTGCTTAAATAGAAAAAGACCACCGCCGTACGGATAACACCACCTCCGCCGGGGCTGGCGGCACCGCCCAGTATCTGCTCGTCGAGTATATGCCCTACGCCTACCAGCAAGAAAATAAGCACCTTTTTGAAGATGCCCTTTGCTCCGATCTCGCTGGAAAGCTTCCTGTCAAGTATGGCGCATAGCACGCCAGTCATATAATCCATTACCACAAAGGCGACGAGCGCGTAAAGGAATCCGTCCGTGCCGCCTAAAAACCAACCCAGCCAGCCGCCGACAGCGGTAAAGCAAATCTGAATCCAAGACCATATAGTTTCAGCTTTCATAATAGACCTCGCTTTCATAATAAAAATGTATATAAGAACCTGGTCTGTTACCGAAATCAAAGATTTCGAACAGACAACTCAGAACCTTGTTGCTTGCGCAATAAAAAAGCACCCCTGCCAGGGGGCATATCCCCGTGGCAAAAGTGCTGGATATCATTAAAACGCCTTAATAATAATCTTCGCCGAAGGTAAGCAGGTCCACCTCAAACATATACTGTACCTTCATAGTGTTGGCTTCGGTTTTTTCGACCGTCTGCGTCAGCCTTGTGTGCGTTCCTATCGGCCTTGAGGTGAGCAGGTTGTTAATGTAGAAATACACATAGTTGTTGTAAGCATAATTGTACCGTTCAATCCATCTGTCTGTGCCCAAAATGTTGTGAATGGTTCGGTTATCGCCATCCCCTGACTTGTAGCCGAAGTTTTTCTTAAAAGGCTCGACTAAATTTCCATCGCTTGTTATGCACTGCCAGAAGCTTGAGCCGCCCTGGACTCCGGTGTAATACAGATAGATTTTCGTTTTCCCCCGTCTGAAATCATAAATTTTTGCACGCTTTTCAATATTTCCGCTGTCCATACCCTTTGTGGCAAACCAGGTGCTGTTGCCAAGCTTGGGCTTGATGTCCAAGGTGCTGACAAGCTGTCCTGCGCTGTTCAGTCTTAGCCACTTGCTTGTGTAGATCGTTTCATTGGTCGCCGCATCTGTTCTTGTGTAGTACCCAAGGATATCAATGGTGCCGTCAAGATAAATGCTGTTGCCGCCAACATACACTTTATTGATATTGGCATTGTATTCGTCTTTGTAGTCGGTCGAGAAGCAAATATCGTTTTGGGTAAGCAGCACCCCGACCTTGCTCCATTTGTATATTCTCATATAGTAATTGGGGCTGTTGTAATACTGCACATATCCGATTATGACGGTGTCGTCTGTAGTATAAGGACAAGCAAACTCCAGACCGTCAAACTTTTTTACGGGATCGGCAGGCACGGCGATAAGTGGGTTGCCGCTGGCGTTTAAAAGCTTTACTGCCTGTTCCCACAGCAGGATGTCATTTGTGTTCACATCAAATGGGATATACACTATATGCCCCTTAAGACTGTCCGGGAATTGCAGATAAGTGCTTTGCGTTATTGTGGTGCTGGTTGCATCAAGTACCATATAGCCCTTCGTCGGAGAGGTGAAGTTAACGCATTTTGCGTAGGTAAATGCAATGTATGCCGCATAATATCTGCGAGGATTAGTTGTGTTATATATGGCGTAATCGTTATCCGCATTTTCCCTGCCGTAAATCTGTGCGGCAGAATATACATAATCCTTGTCATCAGGGGGCGCTTCGCAGAAATATACGCTCTCGATGGTGCCGTTACAGGCATTTATAGGAAAATCGAATACAAAGTTAAGCCGGATCTTCGAGTCTGTCACCTCAAGCTTTGTTTCTGACCTGTTAATGCTGCCTTGAAGCGGATCGCTACCCGAATACGGTGTATTCCGGTGCGCGTAGCCGATAACATTGCCCATTACGCGTTGTTCGCTTGCATTTTCCGGTTTGTCACTGTCAGTTAAATAAATGTAGTTGAACCAGTTGTAGGCGTTTGTATACCTCGATTGGCCAGAGCCCATGATCCCGCCGACAAAGCTGCTGATGAAAGCGTCGCGGAAAAACAACTCGGGTATTAAATTTTCAGAATAGGCTTCCTGCATTTTTTCCCCGGTTTTCGCGTCAAAAAGGCTTACGGTAACCTTACCCTTAACGCCGGTATTTTTCTTTATTTTCTTCTCATAGGCCTCTTCGCCTGTGAGGAAGTTCTTATTGTATGAGATGCTTTCGTAGTTATCCAAGGTTTATCTTCACCGCCTTTAATTTGCATATATCCGTGAGCAGGGGCTTTTCCAAAATGTAGGCAAGCCGGATTTTGCCGTTTACGAGCGTGTTCAGCGCAGTGTAATTGATTGCAGGGAAGTCTTCCGGTATTATCCCGTTTGCCAGAAACGCCGCACTGTCATTGATGTTGATTGGCTCAAATACCAATGTAGCCTTATTAAAGGTATAAAAGGTTGCGCCGCTGTCAAAGCTCAGTGCAGCCCTTAACCGTCCGCCTGTTACAGCGTTTCTGACCTCAATGCCTGTGATTGTTTTTCCCTGCGGAATCAAAAAGTCCGTATTCTGAACCACCGTTTTGGGCTTTGAGGTTACAACAAGGCTTGCTTTAAGCGAATAACTCTGCTTGTCGCTCACAATGGCCGGGTCGTCGGTGTAAAAATACAAAACCGCGTTATTTTGCAGTCCTGCCAGGCTATTTGGCAGAGCATCAACGCCATAATCAAGAAGCATCTGGGAGGTGACAGGCGGGGCTGCCACAACGGCCCATGTGTTGTTCGCATAAGATTTGACGCCGTCACTGTCACAAAACAGGTATTTGTTCATGCAAGGGATATATGAACCCTCGACCACTGTATAGGCCGTTCCGTTCGTATTTGACGGCAGAAATACATATGATTTGCCTGTTTTGAACGAAACCGAAACAGGAGTCCCTCCGCCTGCAAACCCGTCAGTGCCGTTGTTGGGGCTTTTCTCGACAATAAGCATAAAGGTGCCGTCTGCAAAAACAGTAAATTCCCATACAAGGTCGTTAGCGCCCCAGCTGCTGTAATAGCTGTTGCCTTCAAAGCGGATACGGAAGGTGTTTGTACCATTTGCGACCTCATTTGCATAGTACAAATTGTTATAGCTGGCGTCTCTGCGGTTGATCTGCAGATGCTCCGAAGAACCGCCAAACCCAATCCAGCTGTTGCCGCTTGAGTAAAGCGCAGAAACCGAAGTGCCGCCATACTTGATGCTGAAGCCCATACTTGGAAGGGTTACCGTAGTATCATCGTTATGTGTGCCTAAAAGCGTCATTCCGCTGCTGCCTTTTGGCAGAGCATAGTTAGCTAATACTGACATCACGCACCTCCCAGAGTCAGTTTTGCTGAAATTGAAACAAGGCTATTGTAGGTGGTATTGTCCGGCATTGCTGCCGAATATACCGCTCCGCTGTCACTTGCCACAACACTGCCGACTGCGTACAAGACAGGCTCAACAATTGTCGCCCGGTTATACGCCGTATAAGTGTTATCAGCGTTTTTATCAAAGTCAGAGTCGAAGCTGACCCATGCGGAATCAAAAACATAATTGCCGCTTTTGTCCCTTGAAAACTCCTGGAATATTGCCTGAATTAAAAGGGAAATTTCAGCCAGAGCCTCGCTGTGATAATAGTTGATATTGTTTGTATAATCCGAATACCCTGTGCTTTGGGAAAGCCCAAACAGTGTAATTGCCGGTTTTGAGAAGTTTACCATTTCATTAAAAGCAAATGAAGCAAGCTTTGCACCAAAAAGGCTGTATAAATATGTGTAAACAACCTCAATGTGAGGAATGGTGGCAGAGAGCCCGCCCTCAATATGAAGCCCTTCAATAGATACCTGAAGCCCGTATTTGGGAATGGCAAAGGTGCCGCTTGATGTCCACATCGAAATCACAAAGCTGTGGCTTCCGGCCTGTACCTGCGGCATCGGAAGCGTAAACCCCATGACGTTATCGCCGGCACCCAGCTTTTGAGCAGGCTTTAGGTCATATTCAACGCTGTCCAGGGAAAAGCGGATATTCAGTGTGTTATTCTCGCTGGCCTCACCTGTAAGCGTTACGGTGCAGGTAAGGTTTGCGTCAGCCTTTGTTGAAAAGCCGATCACCATTGCGGGATATTTGGTTGTGCCGATTGTAACAACATCGCTGTTCTTTTTAAGGATCACTGCTGATTTATTACTATCGATAGTCCTCTCGGGTATTTGACAGTTGAATAAAGAAAAAATCTTTAAAAGCCTTGATTTAGGCTTATTTTTTTGTCAAACTTTACGTTTTTGTATTGCGGAATATGTAGCAATATGTTATAATATAAAGGTCTGGAG